CGTTTCAACAGGTTTTGGGGCTTCTACGACCGTCACAGGCTCATCTACGACCACTTCTGGGATCACATCAGAAACCAAAGCAACATCAACAGCATCAAAAGTAGTTTCAACGACTTCTTCAACTTCAACAGGGGTAACTTTCTTAGACATTATTATCCTTAACCTAGATTTCCAATGAGCGAATAAACGCCCGAAGCAACACAAATGACCGTTGCACCCGCGTACTGTTTAGCCGTCTTCAACAGGCTATCCGCGCTTGCCAACGTCACACCGCTACCAGCAGCAAACGTGATCTGCCCAGACCCAAACTGTATAAAGTCAATGCGTTCACCAATCGCCAACACGTTAGCAATCGTGATCGTAATCGCACTGTTAGTTGAACGAATCACACTGTTCTTATCACCAGCAATGATCGTGTAATTGGCTGACTTATCAGAAACAGTTGTAGTCAAATTGGACTGATTCATTGTGCCAGTCAACAACCCATAAGACAACGAAGTCCACGCAGTCGTACCATTGCCGAACTTGAACTTCAACGTGTCCGTTTCAATGCCCATTTCGCCTTGTGCAAGCGTAGGGTTAGCCGAAGTCCAGTTGGCGGCTGTGTCATTACGTAATTGAATTTTGTAAGCCATTAGACTCCACTCGCATTTCCACCGTTGATAGTTGTTGAACTACCGTAAGTTGTTGAGGCTTTGCCACCATCAATGTTGCCAGTCATTTCAGCACGAACGGCTTTGATTTCCGTAGCAACACGAGTAGCAAGCGCAGTTATCTGAGTTGCTAAAGACATGTTTAGACCAAACCAGCCTCAAACGCAGTAACAAAGTTAGTTGTAGTGTCACCAACGTTTGCAGTTGAAGCCTTTGCATCCAACGCAGTTTGCAAACCAGAAACCTTAGCGATAGCAAACGCAGCATCAGGCACAACAGGGGCAGACGAGAACGTTTTGATCCCTGCAACGGTTTGTGCGCCAGTCAACTTCACAACATCAGCATCGGCAGCCTTTGCAGACAATGCGGTGGTAATGGTTGACGCATAGTTTGCATCGTCACCCAAAGCAGCAGCCAACTCGTTCAAAGTGTCCAACGCCGCAGGTGCAGCATCAACAACGGCGGCAACAGCAGCACCAATTGCAGTGTTAGTTTTCGACGACGACCAAACCTTAGTTGTGCTAGTCGCAGTGTCGTCAATAAGAGCAGCAACCTGACCAGACACATCAATGTTGCCCAATGCAGTGTTGACCTCGTTGATCGCAGACACAACACTGGTCTTCGAAGTGGTGTTCAAACCAGACAAATCAGCAGCATTGCCATTGATTAGAGTTCGAAGTGATTTGACCTCAGTAGCAATGCGAGTTGCGAGGCTTGAAACGTTAGATGCCAAAGACATTAGACAAGTCCATTCTCAAATAAAAGTTGCAAAGACGCGATGTCGTCATAAGCAGGATGTGGGGTTGGATCGTTGATGTGATCATTCAAAACATCAACAGTAAGCAGCGAGGCAATCCATTCGGCTTCAGTACCAACAAAACCATTACGAACAGCAATGTCATAAGTAGACAAACCATTCTCGCCACGATGAGCATACATTTTCAGCATGCCAACAGGTTTAGAAACAATACGCAACCGCATTTCAGGTTGCGCGATAATCCGAATCTTAGGCACGCACCACCTCAGGCGACACCACAATGCCACCTTCAACCAAACGAACAACCGTAGTGCCGTCGGTGATCTCCATAGCATACACATACTTAGCAGCCGTCAAATCAGACGTTTCAGCAGCCGACAAAGTAAAACTAATCGTTCCAGTCAACACATCAATGTCAGGCACAACAGACAAAACAAGTTCGCCCTCAACCGTTTCACGAATGTGCATCAACGCAGTGTAACCAGTCAAATCAAACACCGTTTCATCAGTGTTCAAATACTCAAAGCCACATTCAAACGTTGCACCAGCATCAATAAATAATGTTTCAACCGCTGCCATTTATACTCCTACCAATTGCGAAATAACCGCGCCAGCAATCGAACCACCAACAAGCGAAGCACCAACTAACACATAACGAAACGATTCCAAATTGCGAATTCTTTTCTCATGATCCAAAACATTTCTTTCAGTCCACGTAATGTGATTTGGCAAACGCTCGTTCAAGATGGTCACTTGTCTGGTCAGTTCCAGAATTTGATCTTCCACCTCAGCCACACTATGAGATCATCAAAGCGGCTTCTTCGGCCGTCAACGGTTCACCAGCAGTTAATTTAGCGATTGCAGAGGATTTCAAAATTGCTTGTGCTTCTTCTGTTGCAATGCGTTCAATTTCCATCGCTGCAAATGCAACAATGTCTGCTTCACGTTGTGCAATTTCTTCAGTAGTTAGTGGTACAATGACTTCTTCGCCAGTTGAACAGTCAACCACGATTTTAGTTAGAATTTCATTACTCATTTTATTTCTTTCTTTTAGTGATTATGCAACTGATGCGCCGCCAGAACCCTTAGTAATTCCATAAAGAGATGCACTGCAACCAGTTACAAAACCAGTTGCTGCTAAAGGCGCGTTAAGTGACAAACTAGTAATTGCGGCTGTATTAGCCCAAACTCCAGCAAAAAAATCAAGTGAATGACCGCTTGAAGACGCAAGTTCAGCAATTGTTTCTACTGAAAACAATTTGTTACTGTTATTGGCATAATTTGAAAATAAAACTTGCCCAACTCCAAAAGTTGAAGTTGTTGCAGTAGCACCATTACAATAACCAATCCAGTTATTGGTATAAGTTCCGCTATACACTTGATTTGCGCCACCGTTGTAAATTGCTTGGATGTCTTTACCAGACCTATTTGTGGCAACGCCATTGATGTTCAAACCAACTGGGCTATTTGAATTGCCAGATCTATCATCGCGCAAACTAAAAATAAGCAATAAATCAGTATAAGTTTGTGGCACATTAGTAAAATCAATGGTCACAGCATTATTTGCTAAAGAAACAGTTTGTATAAGTTTTATGCTCATGCTACGACTCCATAAAGTGCAAAAGTTGAACCAATTCCAAACACATCAGAACCATAGTCTGGACTATTCAACGTAATTGACGTGATCGCCGCAGTTGACGCCCAACGATTTACATACATCCACACAGAAGCATTGACACCATTTGAACGACCAATGGCAATTTTGTGTTTATCTGTTGCGGAATAATCTAAAATTTCCCACTTGTCAAAACCGCCAGTGCTAGGGAATTGCCCCCACGAAAGAGATGTTCCACTTTCATTGCCAGCACCATTTGAAGAACCATTTCCTAAAGCGTAAATTGTATGATAATTTGATCCAGAATCTCCATTGAATCTAACATTTGAACCTTGTTGAGTAGGGCTACCTGACAAAGACGAAATGTTAGTAATAAGAATAAGATCTCGATAAGATTGCGAAATTGAAGAAAACGTAATTGATGCTTGAGTACTTGCTAAAGTTAAATTAGCCAATGGGGTAAGTGCTTGCGCCATCTATTAACTCCTAATTCCATAAATTGAAAAACGAGAACCAGCAACAAAATTACCGCCAGTCGCATCAACAAAAGTAATGCTTGTAATTGCAGACGTATTATACCAAGCAGCAGAGGTCAATTGTATTGTTCCAGCATTAGGTGAACCGTGAACATGAACTCCAGATAATGCTTTGACTGTTTTATTTTTTGAAGTAGAACTAAAATCTAAAATGTCAATAATTGCACCACCAAAAATGCCAGAAGCAGCAGTAGCCCCTGAAATACGCCAAATAAATGGTGATGTTTGACTTGAACCGCCACCAGAACTCATTGATACACCATCACTAACAACTTCGTGAGCAGAATAATTTGCGCCAGAATCGCCATTGAAACGTATGCCAGCCGAAGTGTAATCAGTATTAGTAGAAGAACGCGTCAAACCTCTAATTTGCAAATGTTTATAGTTTGTTGCAAGCGTATTCAAATTAGAAAATGTAAAACTTGACTGAGATGTGCTCAAAATGTTAGTGGTAATCAATTCATAACTTGAAGCAACTGCACCACCAAAAAAACCAATTGGAATCAGCATACGTTACCCCAAGTTTCCGATTAGATAATAAACACCAGACGTAGCACACACAACAGTCGCACCAGCATACTGTTTAGCAGTTTTTACCAACGAATCAGCCGAATAAAGATTCACACCAGAACCAGCCACGAAAGTAATTTGACCAGAACCAGCCTGAATAAACTGCACCGACTCACCAGCAGACAACACATTGTTGATCGTCACACTAATAGCAGAACCAGTCGAACGAATAAATGAATTCTTATCAGCAGCAATGATCGCATAATCTGCACTCTTGTCAGTCATAGTCGTGACGACAGTTGAAGCGTTCTGAGTGTGCGCTGGAACAACACCAGCAACAGGCAAAAACGAACGTGAATCAGTCACATTAGCATTAGTGATCAAACCAGTACCAGCAGCAACAGCAACCAAACCCAACAACTGCTGCCAAACACCAGCATCGGTTTGTGTCAACGTCGGTGCAACAGGCGAAACCGCTGGCGTTCCAGCAATTACCTTCAACAAAATGGTGTTAGCAGTCGGATCAAGTTCCAACACAACAGCATCAATGCGCGGGTTAGTCGGATTCGAAGTTGTAACAGTCAAAGTTTCAGTCGCAGTAGACGAATAATAATGACCACGCACCATAGACTGACCAGCATAAACCTTCACGTTCATACCAGTCGAATCAGCAAATGGCTTCAACTCAGTGCCGCCTGATGATCCCTTTACGCCCTCGCCAATGTTTCGCGCCCACTGACTAAACTGGGTTTCAGTCGTGTCAATGTTTTCGAACGGCCAAGCAGATTGTGCCATTTGTTCTCCTAGTTATTTATTTGGTAAGTGCCAGCGATGTGGAATCTGTTGGCAGTTGTAAGAGTTGCTGGGAAGTTGTAAGTAAAAGCGACATCTTGAACACCGCTAGAAATTTTATCTAACGCACTCAAATACATTGTTGAACTGCCAGCCGTAACGTGACCACTAATAGTGAATTGGTTTGAACCATGATGCAAACAACCATCACGCAATTGGTAACTGTTAGCGGCAGGATGTGGCAACGTCAAATAATACTGACCAGTGCCAAACGAAGTGATGTTAGTAAAAACAACATCAATGCTGAAATGCACCATGTTACCAAAACGAGTATAAGAACCACTGATCGCAGGACCACTAAACGTTGGTTGTGTGCCAGTTGTTCCACCTTCAGGCTGGTATGTGGTTGCTACACCATAACCTGTGGTGTTACGTTCAAGGTTTGAAATGCGTTCACCTTGTGACTTTTGTGCCGAAATAAGTTTTGATTCATAATCAACCGCAACAGGCGTGCCAACAGTTGCACCAATGCGAACACCATCTTCACCAACATTGATACCAACTTCAGTAACAACAGCGGTAGATTCAACTAAACCAACAACAATGGTGACACGATCGCCCAAATTCCAGTCAACACCAAATCGCATAGTTTGATCATCTGAAGGGGTAACAGACATGTTGACAATAGTTTTACCTTCATCAACTAACGCTTCAGCAGCAGATTGTTCCAACACATCAGAAGCATCACCACCACGTGAATCAATAAACTTTTCAATACGTCTAGTCCATGCAGTTTCGGCAGCCAAAGACGTTGCGTTAGAACCTTCATAAAACACTCGTTCTTCGGCTTCACCAGCACCACCAACAATTACACGTGTTGCTTTAGGTTGCCCATAAACGTATTCTGTGCGAGTCAACTTGCCGTTATCTAAATCCATACGAATCGTTTGAGAACGATCCACTGGTTCAAACACTTGAAATTGAACACCATCACCGACTTGTTCAACGCGGTAACCAATGCCACCAGTTTGCGCCAAACCATAAATGAGTTCTTGCAAATTAGTGAAACGTGCAGTGCCAGTGACCGCAGTGCCACGCATCAAATCAGGCTCAATAGTCAAATGTGACAACGCGCGAACAGTGCCAGCACCAGCCGAAATGTTATCTTCAACAAAACCCTTGATAACTGTTTCAGCGTAACCAGTACGATGATCGGTTGCTTGAGTTTGCAAAGTAACATCAGCAACAGACGGCAACGGATACGCCAAATGTTCTGCCAAAATAACGCTATCGTCTACACCTTCAATAACCCAATCGCCCAAAGGGTTGTCTTGGCTTTGTTCCAATTTAGCACTGGTCGTGTAACCCGAAAAGATAACATTGTCACCCAATGAAATGATAATGCCAGCACTAGGCGCACGCAATTCATCAACCAAACGGTGATCAAACGGTAACGAAATACTCCAAGATCCCACATTGTTGTAACGCAAAACAGCCGTCAAACCGTTCAAGTCAGCCGAAACAAGTTGACCTACACGCTCAAACGAACCATTACGAACTTCAACAGTAAGATCTTGAACATACATTAGTGAATGACCTCATAACGTGGCGAATAGAAACAACTAATAACAGTGTTGTTTGAAGCGTTAGTGCCGCTAATGTTCAACGAACTAACACCTGGTGGCAATGAGAACAACTTAGGTGCTGCACCAAGATTAGCGTATTTGTTCACACCAAGTTGATCAGTGACTTCGCTATTTTCAGTGTTGATCGTGATCGTTTCACCTTCAACAATTGGTGCATCATAAGTGAATGATTTAGAACCATTTGTGATAGTCACATAATCAATTGGTCCACGCAAAGTCCAAATTGGATAAGTTTCAACATCGCCAACATTTGTAACAGTAACAACACCCAACGCTTGAGAAGATGAAACTTTCAACTTTGACAATTGCGGCAACAAACCGCGCCCAGTGTTACCCGAACCGATTGTGAAAGATTCTGTTGCAATTGTAGCCCAATAAGGTTGTGGGGCTTGCATCTGAATCACCCAACGGCAGAAATAGTTATTTGCGTCAGAACCAAACTGTGTTTCAGCACCACCAACATAATGTGCTTCCAAGAACACGCTTGAACCATCACTATAAGTTGCAACAATTTTAGTTGCACCTTCAGCATCTTGCATCAAACGTGCTAGGCGACGAAGTTTAGTTTCAACATCAACACGATCAGTGCCAAAAATCGCAATAGGCAAATCAAGGTCACGAACACCGCGTTTAGTGAAACGCCACACACCACCAGCACCAGCAGAACCATCAATGCGAACCGAAGTGGTTGGAATACCAAAACCAGTCAAACCAGTGAGAAGAACAAAATCGCTCTCATCACCAAGTTCAATGGTGTCACCGTTAGATCCAACTAAAGAAATGGTCACATCTACCATGCGCCAACCACCTTTGCTCGTTTCATTGCAGTCAATAGTGCTTGTTCTGCATCAAGTGATTGATTTGGTGCAGCGTAATAATTCACGGTGTTGCCACCATCGCGTTCAGTCAAGCCCATCATGCGCTCAAAATCCTTCAATGGTGTTACAACTTCTGGTCCAGCCTCACCAATAATGGCAGGGGTTGCTTTATCTACATAGCCACCAGATGCCATCATGATCATTTTAGTTGAACCGCCAAATTTGCCCAACGCACTTGGCACTCTATTTTCCACATACTCTTGAACAACCTTTTGCACAACAGTTGTAGTGATCGGGGCTTCAGCCAATGCACGAGCAGACGCAATGTCAGCCTTTACACCAGCAATAGCACCAGCATGCGACTTCAACTGAGAAGCAAAACCCTTCAACTTCTCGTCAAAGTCCTTTGCAATCTCATCAAGCGAATCATTCAGTTCTTTAGTGGCATCCGCAAGAGCCTCATCAAGAACCTTCTTAGCATCCACCAACGCTGCATCACGATCAACCTTAGCGGCAAGCATCGCAGCATCAAACGTCTTCTGAATTTCCGCTTGCTTCTCAGTGTAAGCAACAACCTCAGCAGCCAACGCAGCCTGAAGATCAACCTGCGCCTGTGAATACATGTCCTTCAAAGCCTGAGTAGCCAACCCAGATTTTTCATACATAGCATTGGCAAGATCATCCATGCCAGTCGAAGACAACTTTTCCGAATCAGCAAACAAACTCTGCAACTCAGCCTGTGCTTCAGGCGTAGACGCAAGAATAGCCTTAGCCATAGCATTGCCAGCATCAGGGCCTTGTGAAACAACCTGTTCAATGAACGTCTGCGAGAACCCAGCCGAAGCCAACGCGCCAGCATTAGCAACCAAATCCTTCGCTTGCTTCAACTTCGACTTCAACGAAGCAACAAGGCTAGTAACATTCTTAGTTGCTAAATCAGCAAACGTCTTACCAACATCAACCGCAGTAACAGATTCAAACGCCTTACGAAGACGATCCTTCGATTGCTGAATAATGTCAGCAATTTTGTTAGCAAAATCCTTCTGAATCTTTGCAACATTATCGGCATGCTCTTTTGAAGCCTTCGCCATGTCTTCATCACGATTCTTAGTTGCTTTAGCAACATCTTCATCGTATTTCTGATTGATCTTCAGCGACGTAGCAGCAAACGCCTCATTTGCCTTAGTTACGCTCTCATTGTATTTAGAACGTGCAGCAGCAATCTTAGTGTTAGTTGACTTGATAAGGGCTTCAATGCCCTTTTTGTCTTTTGCGTCTTGTGCTTTTTTCTTCTTCAACGCAGCAGCGGCAGCCTTACCGCCATCGCCAGTTCCAGCACCGCCACCAAGTTTAGAATAATCAATGTTTCCAAGTTTCTTAGGATCGAAAACACCAGCCTTATCATCAACCTTAGTTGTGACAATAGCACCCAACTTGATCGGCTTCGCGCCAGTCAAAGACAACAAACCTTCAAGAATAGGCTTTAGAAAATCCCAAAACGGCTTGAGAATCTCGCCAACCTTTTTGAAAGCAGCAACAAACGCAGCACCATAAGCCTTGTAAAAGTTGCCAAACAACTTGCCAAGCCATTCAATAACACCAATAAGCACGCCAAGATACTTTTGCATCAATGTCAAAATAATTGGCATAACATACTTTTGCAAAATAGCAATGAACGGCTTCAACGCTTGATTGATTAGATCAGTCCAAACACCAATGATCGGCATCAATGCTTCAAACACTGCACCAAGCAATTCGCCAAGCATGCCAAGAATAGGCACGACAAGATCAGTCAAAATCACTGCCAACAATTCAAAGATTGGCACAACAACGCCAGTCAAAATTGCGCCCAAAGGTTTCATGATCGTGGTGATCAACTTGCCCAAAATTTGAATGATAGGCAAAACAACAGGCATCAACGCCACAAAGATGTCAATCAGTGGTGGCAATACTGTGCTAACAAGGTCAACAACAGCATCAATTAGATAACCAAATACTTCAATAACAGGGTCAAGTGCTGGAATAATCTTGTCAATTGCTTTGACAACCAAATCAAACAACGGAATAAGTTTCTGAAACACGTTGAACAACAACGGTCCAGCCTTCTCAATCAACGGATTGATTGCAGCAACCAATTGACCCAAAACAGGCAGCAACGAAGTGCCAATGCTTGCCTTCATGTTTTCAAAGTTGGCAGTCATTGTTTGCTGTGCGTTATCAAACGAATCAGCATAAGTAACGAAGTCACCCTGAGCAACGCCAAGATCTTTCAAGATCAACGATTGAACAGCAAGTGCTTTAGTGTTCGGGTCAAGTGCTTCTTTAGTTGACTTAGTCAACCCCAAAGCCATAGCCTCAGCGCGAACCTTACCTTCGGTCAACTGCTGGTTATACTTCAACATTGGCTCATACGAACCAAGCAACGCTGACTTGATCGCGTTCAAAGACGCTTCAGTGCCGCCACCATAGAATGAAGCCATGTCACCAGCGGCTTGAGTCAAATCAATTGAAAACTTTGCAGCAGCATCAGCACCCAAACCCGCGCTAGATGCGAACCCGCCGAACCCCTTAGCAGCAGCAAGTGCAGCAGATTCAGAGATACCAGCAGACGCAGCAGCGGTTTTAGCAAACGCTTGAACCTGTCCAGCAGCCTTGCCGAAAACAGATCCAACACCTTCGAATTCAATGTAAAGGGCATTAGCCGACTTGACAGCACTGCCAACAAAATCAGCAACCTGTCCAACCAACGCACCAGCAATTAGACCGCCAGCAAGTTTCTTGAACGCGCCACCAAAACCCTTACCAAAAGCATTACCAGCATCATCACCAGAACCGCCCGCAGACTTCGCCAAGTCACCTTTGAGATACTTTTCCATCTCTTTAGTGCCAGGCACGATGTTCACAAACGCTGTTGCTAATGCTCTTTCAGCCATTGTTAGTCCTTCGTGGGATTCATTTGTTCAAGCATGCTCAAAACACGATCAGTATTTTGTGGTTTTTTTGAACCAATTTTGTTGACGTTCGTATCTGGCCATGGGGCTGGATACGCTTTGGGTTTCCGTTTACCACTGTTGACGGTGGCAAGCAGATCAAATGTGTGTGCAGCAACAACCCACTCACGACTGACAGGGTAACTCCAATCCGCAACAACTGCGTGAGTCCATGAATCAGTGTGACGAACAAGCATGCCAACCAAATAAACGGCTTCCAACCATGAAATGGTTATGCCAACATCAAAAATACTTAGTTGAAACCTTGCTCGAAAATCGTAAGCGAGTTCTGCTGGATGCTCAGAGATTAGTTCTCTGAGCCTGAGGATTCCCCCACTGGCGCACCTGAAGTCCAACCCTCTAGCCAAGCGTTGAACGCGGCAGCATCCATCGTGTCAATGGCGTTTAGTGCAGGTGAATCTTCTGGCATTACGGCTTCAAGGATGGTGAAAGCCTGATCAGACTCATCCTTTGCCTTGCGTGCCTTACGAATTGCGCCCATTGGTAGAGCATTGAAAGATGGGATAGTGTATTCCGCACCTTCGTGTGTAAAAGTGTAGGTCTTTGACATAGCGGTTCTCCTTGTTTGTTTGCGGTCATTGGTGTTGCGCTAGGGGGCAGTGACCGCTCAACTGCCCCCTAGCAGTTTATGAGAGGTTTTTAGTCCTCAAACTCGCTGAAGAATACATCAGCAACACGACCAGAAGCAGCGTAAGCAGTTACGGTCACACCGTAAGAAATAGCCTCACCGTTCTGGATTGACTGAGCCTCAACAGAAAGGATCTCACCAGATGGAACATAGTGACGGATTGCCTTTGCGCCATCAACAACGTCAATGACGAACGACTTGCGACCACCAGTCTGAGTTGGAACAAGTTCAATCTTGCCGCCAACCAGTGAACCACCGAAGTAAGCCTCTAGAACTTCCTGAGTGGTTTCTAGAAGGGTGAAACCATAGGTAACAGTTCCCTCGGTTACAGACTCGCGAACAAGGTCAGCGTTCTGCCATGCGCGGATCTGGTTGGTGCTACGGTCAGTGCTGAATGAAACGCCGTCGCTTGAAACATAGCCAAGTTCCGTGAAACCAGTCAGAGTTGCAGTTGATGAAGTTGGTGCAGTTGCAGTGGTAGCACCGACATAAACTTTGCCTGTGATTCCAACAACAACGTTATCGGCAGTTAGTGCCATGTTGTTTTCTCCTCTTTCGAAAGGGATGTAGCCCAAATGGGCAGGGTTTTCTGCGGTGCAGAAACTTAGTTGTCTGTTGCTTTGACGATCAAACCAACATCAATTGAACGGCGTTCTTGTTCCGTTTCTTCATTCGTGCGAATAGGTCCAAGTCGAACCTCGGCACGTTTGATCACATCACCAACAGAATCGCGGATCAATGATTCAACTAAAAACGCTAACGATGAAGCATCTTCATAAGTGTTAGCGAAAATCTCAAGTGTTGCAGTCGCGTCACGTGTAACACGATCAGTTGTTTCACCAGCATAAGAAACATTGATGATCAACTCTTTGTCTGGCACATTGACAGCATCAGGTTGTGAATGTTTAGTTGCAACATAAACATCAGGATCTAAAACAGATTTGAAATACGCAACCAACGTTTTCTCTGCATCAGGGTAAATGATTGGCATCGTTATCCTCGGTTAGTTATCTTGTAAAGTGCAGCACGAAGATGACCAACGCCATCACGCTTTTGTGTATAAAAATGAGCAATCATAGACGTTTTAGCATCTGCATTACTTTTGATAATGATGCGAGGTCTACGCCCACGTAATTCCCACACAACACTGAAACCCGCTTGCGCGTAACCATCCAAGCGACCGCCTTCACCTTTTTGTGCAGCATCAGCAGTCATTTGTGCTTCAGATTGAACTTCGCCCGCAGTGCGAGCCAACAAGTCACGAACGTCTTTGTTATCCTTCAAAAAATCGGCAACGCCTCTAGGATCAACAACAACAGCATTGACTTGCATTTTAGCCACGACGTTTCCTAACAGGGATCACAACACCAGCCAAAGACGAAGGGAATGGGCTAACCCAATCTTGAACCTGACCGTTTTTGACCCACTGAGAATTACGGATGATAAACACATCACCATCCAAAACCACTGTGCCATTTGGCAAATAAATGGTCAACGAAGAATCAACCGCGTCACGTTCAACGTCAATAGGCTCTGAGCCGCCACCTACGGCGATTAGAGCGTCTTTTATGACTACATTGGTAGTCGTGTAAGTCGGATTGCCAAAATCGTCGCTACCGCTCTCAGAACGCCGTCTGATCGTTATTGTTTCGCCGCCACGAATAAACATGTTTTAGAATTCTTCCCATTCGCCACCAGTGACAGCATCGCCATTGTTGTAACCATTGCCCGAAAGCCAAATCCAGTTACCACCATTAGTGGCATACGGTGCAGTGTCTACCTCAAACGCTTTGCCCTTTGTTTTCGGGGCAAGCAACTTGACTTCTTCAGGTGACATCCAAACGTCAGTGCCGCGACCACCAGCACCATAATTTTTACCTTGACCAAATGGTCCAGTGTTCATCTGCCAATAGGTCAAACCTTCAGGGTTTCTTAGCAGACGTGAAACCATACGGCAAACAACCATGATCACAGTGTTTAGTGACAAAGTATTTGCATCAATGCGGTCTTGAATTTTCGGATACTGGCTGAGAATGATTGCTTCAGCATCGTCAATCAGCGCGACAACCAAATTGGTGTCAGTTGGAACGTCGTTACCGACCCAGCGGTTTTGAACGTCTGTTGGCGTTGTCCAAGCCATTCTTGACCATCCTAAAAGTTTTGGGGTGAGAGAGGCGGGCGAACCCGCCCCTCTCTATTCAGTTATGAATTACGCAGAAACGTACTTGACAACAGCAGCAGGGCGAGTGACCTTAGTGCCGAAGACGTTTAGACCACGAACGATGTCCGCGAACTTCGATGGGTTGCGTAGTGACTCAACCTTGTCGATCTGTGAAACGAAAGCAACAGCCGATGAGTGGTAACCAACTGCAACAGGCTTGGTAGCCTCAGCGAACAGTGGGGTCTCAAGAACGGTCATGCCGTATAGACGTGCAATCTGTCCGTTGCGAAGTTCGTTGTCGCCACCAGCGATCTGAACCTGTGACAGACCAGAAACGATTAGGTCAGCCATTGCAGGGTTTACAGCAACGAAACGGTTGGCTGCTGGAACCTTAGCCTTGGTCAACTTTAGGCGAATTGCGCGGATAGCAGCAAGTGCTTCCTCGGCGGTGTCAACTGCAACTGGGGTGGTTACAGCAGAAGTTCCGTCAGCGATCATGCCAGCAAGAACTGCTTCTTCAGCGTCTTCGCCAAGTGCTGCACCAGCAGACTGAACCCAAGCGTCGAATGAACCAGCAGCCTGAACTGCGTCAACGTCGTCAACGTTTACTGAGAACGCACGTTCCTGGTCGATTAGTAGAGAAACTTCGGTGTCTGCAAGAGCCTCAGGGTCGATAACACGACCTGCGGCTGCGTAGTCAGTAATGGTTGGAGTGGTTGCGTTGATGATGTGTACGGTGTTACCCTTACGAGCATCTCCAGCAAACTGAGTGTTTAGAGTTGGAATAACAATCTGGTTCGCAAAGAATGATTCCTGTACGCCCGCAGACCAAATTTCTGGGATGAAGTTGTCGATAGCCATT